AAGAAAGTTGACAGCAAGCGAAATACCAATGTTGACAATAATTCCTGCAACAACAGAGCTGATACCTGCCTCAACCAAAAATAAAACAGCAGCTTCAGCTTGTTGCACAACAACTACGTTTAGCGTGTCGCCATTCTGAAGCTTTGTTTCTTCAAGGTATTTCTTGCCAACTGGCTTGTTGTTGTGAAACACCCGCACAGGTTGATCGAAGGCGTTGATGCTTTCCAAGAAAGCAAGGCAAGTCTCACCATTGGCCAAATAGTTCTTGGCGTTTGTGCCTCCGCCAAGCATGTGGGCATGGCGTGTAAATCGAATCATCTCCATCGGTAAAACCCTTCGACCTTGCAAGTCATCATTTTACCAAAGGGTTCAATCACTGAACCTCTTTCTGCAACTGTGTGTAGTACATACAGACCCTTAGGTGTGTCCACGGCAACGCCCATGTGCGACAGCTTTGAGCCAATCTTTAGAATCACGCCATCGCCATCTTGCGGCACGTCAACTTTCTCGGCCAGTTCCCGCCAACCTTGGTTAATTGCTTGCGTGCGCTCTCTCATGCCCATCGAGTGCTCTGGAAAACCACGCAATGCCGCGCCAATGTCTGGACGCAAGAATTCGCTTTCCAAGACATGCGCCACCAACTCCGCGCAGTTCATTTGCGCGTAGGGGATGCCGATGAATCTGCTGCACCAGTGGATCATCAGAACAGCCCTGGATAGCCTTTTGAGCCGCCTGTTTTGGGTTGTCTGTACGTCTGATTTATACAGGTCTTGTTTAGCGTATCCTCAAAGCCAAGGCCAAGCTGAACCAGTTGTGTGTTCATCGAAACTGTGTTCACGTCTAGCTGAATTTCACGCTCAATCAGGTCTGGATTGCTGCGAAGGATTTCCATCATTGTGACTTTCATCCCACGCATTCCTGCCGTCTGTTCAAACAAGCGAGAAAACAGGTTCGTAGTGTTGTCAACTTGAAGCGATGCTTTGGGCAATTGGCCTTCAACGTCATCAACCCATGTGCATTTAAAGCCAACAGCAATGTAGTTCTCGCCTTGAAAGACCAAATCTTGAGTGTCGTTGATTAACCGAAGCGGACTGGCAATGGCGTGCTCAATTTTGAGCAAGATAAAAGGATGCTCACAAGGCGCAAGCGATGTGATGACCTCGTGGTACTCAGTTGAGTAAGGGTGACTCATAAAGCCGTGTCCCAGTGCTCGATTGTGAAGTCAGCAAACCATACACCCAGTGATTCTTCAAATGGGCTAAATTTAACTTGACCATCGACAATTCTGGCTCTGACAAGGCCGGTCGATCCTTCACGTTCTTTCACCGGGTCATTCCACATGAACCAGCGAGCGCCACGGCACAGGTCATCACGAACCCAATCTCTGAATGATTTAAAGTCACCGGCAGTGCAAAGCGTGTAGCGCACTTGGCGACGAACCAAGTTGCGGCTTGCGTACATGTGTTGTCTTACCGAACCGTCCTCAAATTGAGTACGCTGCACAATCGGCTGAGGTTCGTAGGAGTGACCCTCGAACTGAAGACTTGCGTATTCTGGGAATGTAGTGATTGCCATTTAGTACGCTGGCTTTCTGCCAGTCCCGGTGATGCCGTTAATTCCACGAGAAATTGGACCGCCTCTGTTTAAATCTTCCAGAATCAAGGACACAAGGCCAGTGCGGGGATCTTGCTCTTGCTTTGCGGTAACTGGCTGACTTGAGTTGTTGATGACTTGAATATTAACATCGCCAGACGAAGACGCAGGCGAAACCATGCCTCCAGTTGCAAAACCCTGAGGCACCGACGGAGAACGAGTCACAGCACCGCCATTCTTGAATGCGCGAACAGCCGGGGCAATCCCTTGGTTGATGGCGTTCATAAAGTCAACGCCATACTTCTGGACTGAAGATGCCTTGACCACAAACTCGCCATCCGACAAACGCGCCGGGATGCTGTCTGATGTTGAAGTGCCAGGGCCTCGGACTGAACCGCCTTCAGCAAATGCAGGACCGCCTGCTACAACGCCAGGCAAGTTCCCAGTTGCTCCGCCAAAACCGGCGCTGAACAATCCTGCCAATGCCTTGTTGATATTCGAGCGAATGATGTCCTGTGCAATACCAACTAGGAGAGACTTAAACGCGTCTTTAAAGCTCTTTGTGCGCGTCAGAACATCACCCAAGGCATTGCCAATTCGGTCTTGGAACAGAGTCTTAAACTGTGTGCCAAAGTCAACCAGCTGAGGCTGAAGGTTTGCCAAAGCCGCTTGTAACTCTGCAACCTTAATAGCCGCCTCGTTTCGCTGCGAAACAGACAAGCTCAGGTTTTGCGTTGCCGCTTGCTGCAAAGCAATTTCTTGCTCAATGGCGATGGCCTTCAGTTCATTCATCCGAACTTGAGCCTCAACTTGCGAGATGGTCCCACGGTTCAATTGTTCTTGAAGCGAAACTTGCTCAATGGTGTTCTGAGTTTGTGATTGCTTCAAAGCCGTCTGAGCCGCTGCAAGTTCCTGGGTTGCGGCAAGTTGCCTTTGAATGGCCAGAACCTGTGCTTCTTCTGCGCTATTGTCGCCTTTTTCAGCGCGAATGCGTTTAAGCTGTTCTTCGTATTGACGCGCAATGTCAAGGCGTCGCAGTTCTTGAGCTTCAGCACTTGCGCCCAAACCCTGAATCTCAAGGTACTGCTGATTGATCTTGCCCAATTCGGCATTGAACTTTGTCGCTGCATTGACCTTGGAGTCCTCCAAGCCACGCAACTGAGTTACATAGCCAAGTTGTTTTGCTTGATTGTCGGTGATGGCCTTTTGCAAAGCTTCTTCAACTTTCAGAACCTCTTTAGGATCTGCGCCACCAGTTTCTAAACGAGCTTTTTCAGCTTGCAATTGGGATTGACGCTCCAAGAAAGCAGCGTTGTCAGTTTCACGCTGGCTCTGTATTAAGGCTTCTTGCTGTGCATAGTACGCTTCAATGCTGATAAGGTTTTGGGCGTACAGGCGTTTGTATTCTTCGCTGATGAATTTAAATTCATTGAGCGACTGCTTTTGAATTTCGCTTTCTTTTGCTGAAAGGTCTGCGCGTAGTTGAACTTCTTTTTTAACCGCAGCCTTGACTTCTGGCGCAGTGCTAAAGCTCAACTTCTTTTTTGCTCCCACAGTTTCAGAAGCAGGCGTTGATCCAATCAGCCTGGGGTCATTCGGGATTGCAGTTCGGCCTTTAGATGTCAAACCAAACTGAAGTTCTTTTTGAAACTTATCAAGTTCTTCACGTGCCCTTTTAGAATCAGCTTTCATCGCATCGCTGATGGCTGAGAATCCTTTTAAGTCGCCAGTTGCTAGTGCTGCAATCTGTTTGCCAATGCCAAATATTTCCAGTCCAATTTGCTTGAACACAAAAATCACATCTGAAGCGACAATGACAATCGTTTCAAAAACAACCTTTAAGCCAGAAAAAACAGTCGAGATAATTGAGCCTTCTTTGTTCAAAAGCCCAAAGTATTCCACTGTTTGCTGAATAATTCTCAAAAGTTCAGACAGAACTGGCACCGTATCTGCCGCGGCAGTTGTGGCAAGAGCAGACAACTCATTTTTGAAACCTGCATACTGTTTTGTCAGATCGTCGGCAGCTTTGATTTGCTCGTTTGTCAGAATGTTTTGGCGCTCATAGCCATCTGATAAATCGTTCAGCAACGGTATAAGGTCCGCACCGCTTTTGCCAAACAAAGCAACGGCAACTGCTGTCTTGCTTGCGCCATCCTCAAAACCGGCAAATGCTTTTGATACAGCATCAATCTGCTCAACCGGAGACAGTTGCTTAAAATTCTCAAGGTCCAAGCCAATTGCGGACAAAGCCTGACCCACGCCTTTTGCTTCGTCATCGGTTTTGGATAAAGCAGATGTCAGTTTGATGCTTGCCTTTGCCAACGTATCAAGCGATACGCCAGACACGTCAGATGCACGCTGAAGACTTGAAACGTTAGCCGCCGTATCGCCAATCTTTTCGGCAATATCTTGAAAGTCTGCGATCTGATTGATTTTTGATGCCAGACCTGTAACAGAAGCCGTAACCGTGGCAATGGCAGCAGCAGCGCCTAATGCGATGTTTTGGACTGAAGCCAAAGACGTAGACAGCTTACCGCCAACGCCTGAATCATCAAGACCTTTTGAAACGCCCTTGGCAACTTCAGCATTTAGCCTAGAGATTTCTGTCCGCGCATTGCTAATCTTCTTTTTGAAGTCGTCGCCAATAGAACGGTCAAAAGCAGTGCCAGCCTGAACAGCAGCATTGCGTGCCTCTTGAAATTCAAGTTGCAGCTTGGCAAGTTCTGCCTTAGCTGCTGCGCTGTCCTTTTGCAAGTCGCGCAGTGAACGCTTGGCTGGGTCAAGGTTAAAGCCAGACGTGTCTGACTGTACTTCAACCTTAATTTGTGATTGTCTGGTTGCCATTACATCCACCCGTCCTTGTCAAAAGTCGGAGCTTCGGCTTTGGGTTCTTCCGTCGAATTTGCTTTTGCGATAGCCTGCATGTATAGCTCCACTTGATCCACTGTCATCGCCCCTACCTCAGCAAGAGAGAAACCGTTTCTGACAAGTGCGCTCACAATGTCAGACCAGGTTATTTTA